TTTCTTCCAACTCTTCAATACGTGTTAAGTTGGATTCCAGAATGTCGTACTTCTCATCTGGAACATCAATATAGTGGTCTTCAAAAAGATTTTTGAGTCCACTTATGAAGTCTTCTGCAATTTCACCTTTGAGTCCACGCTCAATGGCTAATTGATTATCTTCCATCCATTGTTCAACGACATAGTTCATGTAGTCATCGACTTTTTCAACCAAATCATTCATTGTGGATTCGGCAAGGTCTGTCATGACTTGTTCGTTTTCTTCTTGAATTTTTTCAAGTTCTGAACGGACTTTAGACTTAACTGCACTTTCAAAAATTGTTGCAGCTTTTGTCTTAAATTCTTCGGAGAGCTCTTCTCCTTCTGTGAGGGCGTTGACATCATCAGATACATCAAGTGAATCAATTACTTGGTCAATTGATTCTTTCTTCATTTTGTGATGCTTACTTGACTTCATGTATCCTTCTTCTTTATCGTCATCATCATCCTCATCCTCATCTTCTTCGTCTTCTTCACCTAAAACTGTGGTTCCGTAGATTTTTGCGAGGTCTTCTTTTTTCAGACCTTTCATGTGGTCTACAAGACCAGCAAGAATTTCTGATTTAAGTTTAGGCATCTCTTGAATTTCTTCAACTTCTTCCTCAACTTCTTCCTCTGTTTCTTCAGCTTTAAATGACTTGTCACCACCTTTAGCTTTAGGTGCAGTAGCGCTAGGTCCATCACCTACCTTCTGCATATCGTGTGGTTGTTGCTTAAGTTTTACGGCGCCCTTACTGGCTTTAGGAGCAGTTGCTTCCTCTACCGATTCTTCCTCAACCACTTCTTCCATCTCTTTATTGAGTTCATCAGACATTGTTAAGTCTCCTGAGTAAATTAGTTAATTATATTTATAAAATTAGAGTTTTGAAAGGAACATTTCAAAGGCCTCGGCCTGTTTATTAGCGGAAGCAACTCTATGAATCCTTGCAACTTCTTCTTCTCTAAGAATACCATTGTCCCAAACCCATTCTTTGCCTTCCATAATTCCTTCCACAAACGCCTTTGGTGCTGATGGATCAGCAACGATATCTCCTGCTGTTGCAAGATAAAAATCGTCTTTGACATAATTTGTCTGACCCTTTTTTTCAAGTGTTCCCATTCCTCTACTAGAGACTCCAAGTTTTGCACCTGCATTTAGCAATTCCTTGACAATCTTCCCATTAGGAGTATCAAGAATTTTTGCTTTCCCGATGATATTATTACCTTCGGGATATAGTTCCTCAATAATATGAGAAACCCTATCCAGATTGACAGTAGGTCCGTCTGGATGACCTAGTTCGCCGAAAGCACGTTTGTTTTCGACCAATTCTTTTGTATACCTTTTGACTTCTTTTTGCAAAACATCAAGAGGATACACTCGGCCATTACGATTTTTCGTTTCGGCCTGCATAAAAACCCCTTTAATTTTCACATCCTTACCATCTTTTCCTTCAGTAAGAACTTCAAAGTCATCGTAATGTTCTGTGATTAATTTCATATCTTCTCCTTAGTAGTATGCACCTGAATCTATTTTTGTAAATTTTGCGGCTGTGTTTCCACCTTTGAGAAATTGGTTTGGGTATTTATGTATAATACCTGTCCAACCAGTAGGTACTTCTATAGTACCAAGGACTGTTCCATCTGTTCCACCGGCAGTACCATCTGAATCTACAACAGACAGAGTAAAGGCTCCCGATGTTACTACATAAACTGCGGCCGCTCCACCCACTGTACTATTGGTAGTTGCGGCGGCAGCGGCTGCTGCTAAAAGTTTCATTTTTAACTCCTAAATTGTAAGCATTTCTTTGTCAAAATAATTCATAATATCTTTATCTTTGACCCCAAATTTTTTTGCGACCTTTGATACAGTTTTGTCAAATGTACTTAAAAAATCAGTTCCACCTTTTTCTAATGAAGTGAATATTGTATCTACTGCATTCTTCATTTTTGGGTTGAGTTTTTTATACTCACTTGATTTTTTATGTTCATCTTTCTCTTTAACAGTTTGATGAAACTCACTAAACTTCTTCACTGGCATCTGCATCTTGTGGTACATGGTGCTTAACTAAAGAATTAGCGACTTCAATTCTTTTCAAATCCAGTACATCACCAACTTTTTTTGCTATTGCATTTTTAAATGCACTTTCAGCTGATATTTTATCATCATCAACCAAAGCGCCTATCATATCTGGAATACTCATAATTTACCTTTTACTGTCAATTGTTTATTGTTCGTTATCTGCTGGTTCTTCCTCACCTTCGGGTGGGGGTTCTCCTCCAGCTGGAGCTGGACTTCCTCCACCGCCCGGCACTTTCTGTGCAGGGTCAATGGGTTCTGGTTCTGGTTCGTCTTCTATTTGGTCATCCATATCCTTTATTTCATCTTCCGTCATTCGGAAAACGTGTTTACGGACATATTCTTTAGAAAACCACTCACCAATATAAGGTTCTATAGTATTTAGTATATCTAATCGGTCACGCAAGAGATCCATGTCTCTCATCTCTGCATAATGTCCATCTTTGAGGTATTGGTAAGAGATATTGTCTCTTATTGAAGGCCAATCTTCTTCTGCAATAACTCCTTTGAGTAACAATTGAGTTTTTAGAAGGTCATTAAAAAGAGTATTAAATTTTCTCCTGAGTTTTTGTACAAATTTGGTAAACTTTACTTCATCTCTCGTAATTTCTGCACCTCTACCCAAACTAAAACCAGTAGAACCTTCTTCTAATCGACTAACAGGAATATTGAGAGACCTATAAAGTTTATTTCTGAAATAGATAATATCTTCAATCTCTCCGAGGTTTTGTCCGCCTGGAAGTGTAGTAATCTCTGTTCCTCTTCCACCTTCTCTACGAGGCAACCAGAAGTCCTCCAACATACTCATCTGATTTCTGTCATCACGAATCTCACCAGTTGATGCATTGTACACCAGCTTATTTCGATAACGATTCATTACATCTTTGAGATACTGCTCTGCCTTTACCTTCGGAAGATTACCAACATCAATATAGAAGATTCGTCTTTCTGGAGCTCTTGCAATCCTGTAGATTACTACTGCATCCTCAATCATCCTGAGTTGGTTTACTGGTTTAATTGCCTTTTGAAGATAGGATAAGACAATATTTTTTGTTGGGTCATGCAATCCTGAAGGACAAAATGCGATTGCATCTTTAGTAATTTTAAATCCACCACTTGAGGTAGTGTTTATTCCCTTATCATTATACAGATAGTAATCCTCTATTATTTCTAGAGTAGGGGAACCTTTTGTGGTTATTTTTCTGTCTACTTTTCTGACTCTTTTTATTTTAAGGGCATCAACATACCTTAATTCTTGAATGCCTTTTTGTGGGTCAGATTCATCTATAATTTTATGATAATGTAATCGACCATCAATATACCAACGCCTAAATATGTCATGAGCTTTATTATTGAAGTCCAACAAACGCATAATTTGTTCAAACTCTCGTCTAACTCTAGTTCTTATTTTTGAGGTATAAGGTAGGTCATCTGTAACAATAGATACTGTATCTCGTAAATCCTCTATAGAAATAGTTTCATTTACAATATCTTCAATTGCTAAATCACATTCTGGATGGTCAGACGTACTTCGATATCTACGAATAAGTTCGTATTCGTTTTTAGTCTGTCCCTCAATGTCTAAAAATTCACTATAAAATCCACCAGATGTAGTAGCCGCTCCGTCTTCAGGTTCAGGGAGAACAAAAGTTGGTTGCTCTCCCTTAGTTGTTTTGGATTGTCTCGTTATCTGGAATCCAAATAAATTCGCCATAATACTCCGTATTCAATATTAAATATTTATACGGATTTTATGTCGTAGTATTTGACTCAAAATATTGGTAACGATATGTGACTTCAAATTCCTCTACTGCATCGTTTCCATCGTAAGTTAATTCGATAGGAGCGATAGTCAGAGGAAAAAGTCCTCTGAATGTATAGGATTTGATTATTGCACCCGACCTGTCAAGTTGGTCTACAAAAGCGTCAACTTGATAATCCGATGGGTTTTCCAATCCACTATTATCAGAAAGAGCATTAATTTCATTCATCCATCGCTCGAAAGCGTTACGAATCAAGAAATCAGTATCATTCATAATAATAGTAGTCCATGTTTCAAAAACTCTGTCTCCTGCAACATACAGGACTCGACCTCGAAATGGAACTGGAACTTCACCCAAAGTCATGCCAGGCAAGTTTGTTGCTCTGGTAAGAAAAGACATAACCCTTGTCTCTCCACCTTCAGCTGAGAAGCCAGGAAAAGGCATAGTGACTGAGAACTGATTACCTCTAGCACCACCACCTTTTAAAGTTGCTTTAAAGTCGTTTATATTTGCCATGATTATCTCCTTACGCTCCTACTACTTCACTGAACGCAACACCAGTTTTCGTGGCGATGAAATTCAGAGAAATGAAGTTAATAGAACGAGCGGGTTTGATAAAAATATCTGCTATAAACTCGTTTCTGTCAATAACACTACCTGTATTATTGGTTTCGTCACAAACCACCAAGAAATCAGTACAACCCCTTCGTCCTTGGACATCACGCAAGAAAGGTTCTACTTGATTGCGAAATCCAGCTCTTGTGAACTCATCATTGAACTCAAATAACTGAAATTTAGCAGCGGTAGCGATTGCTTTTTCCAGAGTGATAAACAATCTTCGTACATTGATTCTATCAAATGCACTTGGTTTTGATTGTGCAGTTTTATCTCCGAACAGAACTGTACCCTGCCCTGGAAATGTACAAACTGGATTAATCCTTGATTTATAGAGAATGTCTCTATTTGCTTTCTGAGGATTATATGCAAGTTTTACAACTCCACGAACTTGTCCTCTAGTAAATCCAGCAGGAGAAAACCATGAATCTGCAACTGAATCTGTTCTTGCACA